TCTCTCCTTTACGAAGAGTCTTATCGCAAGCCGGTTCCGTTTGTCCGCGGCGACATATTCGGAGCAGCGTCTTAACCAGCGCAGGATGCAATCTACTGAATGCCTTCACGGTCATCCACGTACTCCTGAGAATATAGGAACGTCCAAAAAAGGAACGCATTTTTGTAGACCATGTTCTAAACTCCGCGTACAGGCGTACAAGGAAAGAAAGAAGAAGGAGAAACTAAATGCTGCGGTCTAAAATCTTGCTCACTTTTTTGTCGGCTTACCATCCCTCTCGTTGGCACTACCGTCAAATTCTGCGGAAACAATGTCTTCAAAATTCTCCACTCGATTATAAGTTTGTTTTTGGCGATGAGCCCTTCCTTGGAGATCGAGAGCGTTGCGGGATTCCGGACGAAGAGTTTCTTCATGCACCGGGGTCAGACGACAAAAAGTTTTTGCATTTGAAGGTGAAGGCGTCGTGTGAATACGCCCTCGCCAATGGATACGATTTCTTGATGAGATGCACGGACGATTGTTGGGTCTATCCTGATCGTATTCTCGAAGCGGGGCTCCAATCTTTTGATCTTGCTGGTGCGTTCAGTTGCAAGTTCTCACTCGGTGGCGCGTTCAAGACGTGGCACAAGTACCTAAATTACGCGCATGGCGGAGCAGGGATATGGCTTTCGCGTAAGGCGATGGAGATGTTGGTTGCGACCAAGTGGGACGAGCATTATCTTGATTCATGGCCCGCGCAGATCGACTTGGGATTTGGACTCTCTTTCCCACGTCCTAACTGGTTTTGGGACGACCATTTTATTGGCGAGGTTCTTCAAGGAAATCTTGCCTATGACGATCCTCTTCGCGAACAGCCGATGATGACGTACCAGGCTAATGGAATCTCGGTCTTTGAAGATGAAATGCTTTTTTGGAATGATGATCCGAATAGACCATTGACCATTCATGATCCCGGCGTCGCCAAAGATAATCCACAAATGGAGACAGTGGAGCGCCAAATCCGGCACCGCAACATCGCCCAGGCGATGCGTGCCGCCCGCGTTCCCGAAGCGGAGATCAAGGAGGTTGCGCCCGATGCCCGCTAACTATTTCCAGCGCGTTGGCGATTGGTTCGAGCAGCGCCGCGAATACCGGCAGGCTGCGCTCAAGTCTTTGCGTAAACGTGAAGGACTTCCCTCTCCAGTAGACGAGCACGGCGCCGAACTTGAAACCCGCTTCGACGACTTCGGCAACGCGCATTATTACAACGCCGATGGCACACGTGCTGAGCGCGTTCTCTTCGCCGGCACCGGGAAAGATGGCAAGCCCGGCGGGTTCGCAATCGGCACGCGCAAGGGCGAAGCGCGCGAGCTGGCTGACGCACATTGGAATTCCCCCGATCCTGGTTTCGAGATTCTTGATGTGGCCGAGGACGGCCGCAAGCTGACCAAGGAGTTGCTCGATCTCCATCGTGATGCCGCGGCCTACGAGCGCGCGGACAAGGTGAGTTATGGCGACGCCGGAGAGCAGGCGCCGGGCCTGGTGCTGGATGGGACGAGTGAAGAAGAGATCGATCGGAAGTTGCAGGAGTTTTTGAAGAAAGGTATTCAACGTCATGAGTGAACTTTTTCCTTGTCCTGATTGCGAGCAGTTCGCTGCTACCACGGCCGGCGGTCTCTGTCCGACTTGTGCTCAATGGCACGAGGCTAAGATGAGTGATTTGGGCGACGAGTATCACGATCATCAACGGCAGCGTGAGCGGGCACAAAGATTGCGCATGCCTCCGGCTGAAAGATTCGCGGAGGCTCTGGCGGATATGGCGAAAGCCGTGGAGAGGAGCAAGCGATGAAAATTACGGGCGGCGTTTTTCAATTTCCTCAAAACCGGTGTATTTGTGCCACTTGTGGGATGCACTGCTATGTTGAGGAGAAAGCTGCTCCGCTCACGACGTCACCCACATATGTTGTGGCGTCTCATCCCACTCATCCGACTTGCCCACACTCGCATTGTGCGTTCGAAGTTCCAGTGACTGAATGTAGGGCGCTGCCAGAAGAGTTTTTCTCAAAGGAGATAGCGTGAGCAACGAAATCGAATCCGTAAAACCCACTCTTACTGTGACTCTCGACGATGGTGATTTCATCATCAATTCGACCGGCGCGATCGGTAAGTTGATGTCTCAGGCTGTGCTGCCTCTCGCTGCAAGCGCTAAGAAAGTCGTGATCATTTCGGACGGTGAGATGAAGGTGCTGAAGCGGAATGGGAACGGTGCGGTGGCGAAGCGTGTTGATGAAATACCTGAGACGATTAAGCAGGTAGCGGAAAGAGCAGAGAAAAGAGCGAGAGCCGCGCTCGTTTTTAATGAAGACCCGGACGTTCAAGATCAGTTTGCCGCCGATCTCAAGGCCGGGGTCACAGGCGAGCAAGCCATGGGCGAATCCCCCTCGCCTACTCCCGGCCCCAGCGATCCTGTGGCTATCCCTGCTGCCCAGCCTGCGAAGCGCAAGCCGCAGATATTCCAGGATGCCGCGGCGCCGCTTGCGCCGGAGCTGGCCGAGGCGGAGATGGACCGGCTGCTTGCCGAGGCCGCCCAGGCGGACCAGGAAGCGGCCAAGCTCGCCGAGGATCGCCGGTTCCAGGCCCAGCAGGCGGTGCAGGCGGGCCAGGAGCAGACAGACCCTGCCACGACCCCTGCCGAGGCTGCCACGGAGCCTGCGCCGCGTCGCCGGAAGGAGCGTGCTCTGGCTACCACAGGCCGCCCCTGCGGCCGCTGCGGTGGCAATGGACAGATTCAGGGTGAAGCCGGTTTTGTCGGCGCCTGCCCTGTCTGCCACGGCGAGGGCCAGGTCAAAACGTGGGATCGCTCGCTGAAGGTTCGTTGATCTGGTTGAGTTTGTAGTACGCTAAGGTTGCAAACTAAGGATCAATCCGATGGCCGTCGTTTCCGATTCCGCGCTCCCTCTTTGCACGAACCCTCAGCATCCTCAAGGGCTCCCGCGGCGCATGATTTACCTTCAGACCAAGGACTATGCGCACGTTTTCGGCTGCCAGGCGTGCAAAGATGTGAATCACAAGCTCTCGGTGCGTGTGATAACGGACCAGTTCTACAAGCATGAGGTTCGCAAGCAGTTGGCCGCGCAGGGGAGACTGATGCAGGGGCCGATGCAGCGGCGTCGGCGCTCGCCTTATGAAATTGATCGCATGCGGGAGATGAGTCTCGACGCTCAGCGCGCTCGTGAATCGGCGCGCGCGTTTGAGTGGGACGACCGGGCGAGGCGCACGAAGGACGGCAAATACGAGCTGGTCAGCTACAAGCAACTTGGCAATGGTGAATGCCAGATTCAGATGGCGATCGGCGGCAAACTTTGCCCGCAAATGGACGATCACATCGCCAGCCGGGAAGAGTTCAGGACTGAGAAAGAATATTGGGCTCGCGTGGCCCGCGGCAGTGAGCTGATGCTCCACTTGTACGGAGATCCCAGGAATCCGTTGACGCCGGAAGAGTCGAAGCAAAGGGAACAGGAGACGTTTTGATGGAAAAGTGCGGATGCTTATTTTTGCGTCGCCATATGGAACCTGTATCGGATGAGGCATTTCCGGATAGCGTTCTGGGTTACGCCATTCACGTCTGGTATTCCTGTCCTAAGTGCCGTAAAGAATACACGATGGCTGAAGTTCGAGATAGGTTACTGAAAGAGGAAGAGGCTTTGGCATGATCCGATCCACTCACACCTACGCCATCCTCGAAGTCAGCCACGCCGCGTACATCGAGATCAAGTTGAAGCTGGAAAAGGCAGGATACTCCGATCAATTCCATGACGACCGTGACGGCGACGGGGTTGTCATTGACATGCACGGCATCGCTCTCAAGGACGAGGACCACAAATGATGGAAGTCCAATATTGGTTGGCTGAGCTAGACCAACACGGGAATCCGAAGTTGATCGACGGTGCACACTCAGATGCGGAGGGTGCGAATCGCGCAGCGTATCTGATCGGGGCCATGCATCTCGGCGGGAATCGTCCGCGCAGATTTGCAGTGGCGCGGGTAGAACTTTCTGAATGTGTACCGACAGCGGCAGGAGTTAATTTGGAAGCTGTGCGAACCATCAACATGATGCAAGAAAGCAACGCTGAAAGGAATCGCAAATGAGACAAGCTGATTTGGATAATTGGTTTTCGTATCACGCGCCTCGGCCCGAACAGGTGCAAACCTACAACGACATCCGGAACAAGGCCAAGGAACTCGTCGAGTTGTTCAACAGCGTGGTTCCTGATTGTGCGGACAAGACAGCAGCGGTGCGCCACCTTCGTGAGACTGTAATGGCGATGAATTTGACGATCGCTTGTTACAGCGTGCCTCAGCGCCCCACCATTGACGAGCTGGAGAAGATTCTCAACTCAGAAGAGAACACACCGATTACTGTTAACCCGGATGGATCAATCACCGCATAACCCGAAAGGATCACAATGTCGAAACTCGCCGCTGTTACCACTGGCCAGCCTACGCAGGGCTTAGGTGCTGCGCCTGCTTCTCGTGCCGTTCCTCGTCATCAATATGCCTCGCCTTTGCAGGCTCAGCGCGCCGAGGCGGAGGCCGCAGAAGCTGCATTGGTCGCTGACCTTGCCGCCGATCTCGCTCCTCCTGCGATCAACCCCCGTTCGGCGCATTCTGCCGCGGCGGCCACGGTCACGGCCGCATGGCTTTCGCTTGAAGCCAAAGAGATCGAAGTCAGTAAATATTTTCGGGAAATCCCCGATGTCAAAAACGGGCTTGAGATGCTCGCGAAGATGCGTCGCCAATGCGATCTCGCTGCGGGTGCATTGCAGCAGCGCATGGATGAGGGGAGCCAGGAGCGCTGCTCTGGCTGTGGAAAGACGCTTGAAGAGGCACGAAAGAGCCAGTGGTTGATGCAGGGGAGCGAGGTCGATCCTGACACCGGTGTGCCGATGCCATATCGTTACTGCGGCCCACAATGTATTCGTGAGCGCAATCGTGAGAAGATGCTGCCACCGGAAGAGAGGAATAAGAAGCGGTTTGACGGGCAGGACGAGGGGGATATAAGGTGAGCCAAAAGTATGAGCAAATTCTTCGCGAGTCTGTCGAGAAATTGGACCTCGGTCCCAATGACATCCTCATTGTGAAGTCTCCCGAGGCCATGTCTACTTTTCTTGAAATGACGCAGGCCGGCGTTGGTTTCTCGAAGTACGCGAATCCCATTTTGCTCGTCCCTGGCGGCCTGGAGAAAGCGACGAAGGAAGATTTGATCGACGCACTACGGATTCTCGACGAGCAGGAGAAGAACGCCGGTAAGGCCGAGGATCAGGTTTCACGGATCATCACGGATTTGAATGCGCCGATGATTCGGAAGGTTCAATAATGGATTCCGTCTCTCCAGTCCTCACTGAAGCTGAAGTTCCTGCGGAGCAAGTGGTTGCGCTTGAACAGATTCAGTTCTTTCCGATCATTGTCGCGCGAATATTTTATACAGACGGTCCGCAATCGGAAGGCGGGATTGCTTACACTCTTGTGCGATTCCGGCTTACTGACGCCGAGCGCGCCGCTGTTGCCGCTGGCGCGGATCTGGTGATCGGGCAGCCGGGACACGGCCAGTGGACGCCGATTTCGTTGCAGTTGGCGATGCCGGGCGAGTATCCGGCGGCAGAGTAGTAACGGAGAATAATTACGCCCCTCGATCTCAATCATGTTGAGAAGTTCTTCACTCGGCTTAACATCAGGGATCGTGATGACGGAACCTTTGTTCCGTTCACTCTTCGGCCTCAGCAGCAAGAAGTATTTCAATTAGCCAAAGAGCATCTCGCACGTCGTCGGCGGTTGTTTATTATTTTTCTAAAAGCTCGTCGTTTGGGGATTTCTACAATTGCGACGGGCCTTGGCCAGGCGCACTGCATTGCGCATTCTGGGTCTAAAGCTCGTTGCATCGCGCAGAATGCTAAAGTGGCCTCCGCTAATTTTGAGATGGCTTGTAGTTTTTTTAAGGATTGTCGCGATTTATATCCTGGCGCGCCCAAGCCTACCAAATCTCTTCTAACTTGGCCTCATTCCGATGGACCTGATTCAACTTTCGAGCATCACACGGCGGCTACGGTTCACGGTCAACGTGGGCTGACTTCTAGTTTCACTCACCTCACGGAAGCAGCGTTCTACCCATACGATGGCATATTTACGTCTTTGCTAAACACGCTCAGCATGGACAAGAACAATATCTGTTTGGTGGAAACAACCGCAAATGGGATGGAGGGACCAGGCGAAGCGTACTACCAGTATTGGGAAGCGGCTATGGCCGGCGACAATGAGTTTCTTCCTATTTTTCTTCCGTGGTGGGAAGATCCTGCGTATGTTCTTCCTGCTGAGTTCGCACAGGATGCTCCACGTGATGAGTACGAACGCTTTTTGATGAATGACATTAAGCATTGGAAGACAGGAAAGAAAGTCAAACTCGGCAAGGACCGCATCGCTTGGTTTCGTGAAACTCTTGCAACGAAGTGTGAAGGCATCATCGAAAAATGGCGTGCAGAAATGCCCGCTACTGCAGAGGAAGCGTTCATCGCTACTGGCAACCCTGCATTCACTTTGGAGGAGATGCAGTTTGCCAACAACGCGGTAGTTACAAATCCCCCGTGGCGTGGGCACTGCGCTCTAACTGACGATAATAAGCATGGTGAGCTGCGCAAGAGCATGGACGGTCCGCTTGCCGTCTACGAGACACCGCAGAAAGGGCACCACTACTTTGCCGGCGTAGATACAGCGCGCGGCGAAGAATCGACCATGGCTCCCGGCGATTACGCAGCGATTGTGGTCTGGAACGCGGAGACTGGGAGTTTGGCTGCTAGATATGCGTCCCGTGTGTCGCCAGAAGAAGTAGCTTCTGTTGCAGCCGCCCTCGGATATTATTTCAATGGCGCGATGTTGAATGTGGAGTTGAACAACTTGGGGTACACAACGATGCGCGAGTTGCGTGATCGGCTTTTCTATCCGTTGCAGTATCTCTGGAGGGGTCGCGACGATCGTGCGGATAAATCGAAGCAAGGTCAGGCTTACGGATTTGAGACCAGTGACCGCTATCGCCGGATGATGTTCAACTTATTTCGCAATGCGCTTCATCGCAAAGAAGTAGTTCCGAAAGATCGGGTTTTTGTCGATCAGATGAAGAAAGCGAAGATGGAAATGGGTTGGCGTTGGACCGTGGCTGTGGGCCATGATGATGTTCTGTGTGCCGGTTTACTTGGTTGGATCGCGAAGGAACAAAATCATCCAACCACATGCTCTCCGCGTTCGCCCAAAAACATCCTCATGACGAAAGAAGAACTCGAAAACGCCGGTTTCGATAACACTCGCGGTCAGATGCCTCAGTGGTTGAAAGCGCCGGAAGTGACGGGCACGGGCATGTTGCTGACGACCGGGAACGACCATTTGAAAAAACTTGAGGTCTACAACAAGCGAAAGAACAAACCGGATCGGTTGGCTTGGATTTGATTATGAGAGAAAACGATGATCGAACAGC